GTATGTTAAAGTCAAGATTACAAAAGTTAGACGGATTAACACACGAAAAATTAAAAGATATACCAAAAGAAAAATATGAAAATATATTTAAGGAAGCATATAATAGAACATAAAAATATGTAAAGAACCCATCAAATAGAACACGAAAACTAAAAAATTACATGCCTTAAAATCGACGTTTTAAATGCATAAAGGTGTAAGCAATTTACCTGCTTCAGATATATCAAATTTTAAAATGCAAAAAAGTAGTTTTTCATCTGAATCAGAAATTGCAAAGTCATTAGCAGAATTACATACTTTCTTCTTTAAAAAATATTAAAATTGAATAATAATTTTTAAAATATATAATACTTTAATATAATGTCTTTAAAAAAGAAGGAAATTCTGAATCCATGTGATATATGCACAAAAGAAGTAACTAATAATTATACGGTAACATGTCCTTTTTGTAATGTTGAAATATGTGAAAGTTGTTTTCAATATAGTATCACCATGGATTTAAAAACACCATATTGTGTTTATTGTAAGAAAACATTATCGCTAGAATTTGTTTTGGGAAACAACGAGACTAAATGGTGTAGAGAAATATTTATTCCTTTTTTCGAAAATCTATGCTTGGAAAAAGAAAAAAATTATTTAATTGATACTATGCCAAAATATAAAAAAATGGTTGAAATTAGAAATTTAAATAAACAAATTAAAAATTTACCATCCAATAAAAAAATAGAAACAGAATTGATGAAAGATTTTAATAGTAAAAAAGACAAACACTTTATGAATTTATTAAATGATAAACTAGATGAAAAAAATATACAAAAAGAAATATTAAATAAACAAATATATCTTTTAGAAGATAATAAAAAAACTTCTGATAAAAAAGAAAATAAAACTACTTACATTTCTAATTGTCCTAACAGCAAATGTCGAGGTTTTATTACCAACAAATATACCTGTGAAATTTGTCATTTAGAAATTTGTAAAGCATGTATGAGTAAAAAAGAAGAAGGTCATTCTTGTAAAAGGGATGATATTGAATCAGCTCAATTAATTAGAGAATCTTCTAAACCATGTCCCAAATGTTATATTCCAATCTTTAAAATTAGTGGGTGTAATCAAATGTTTTGTACTAATTGTCATGTAGTATTTGATTGGGTGACATTAAAAATAGATAATGGTAGTGTTCATAATGTACATTATTTTGACTGGATGACCAATCAAAATAATTCTGAAAATATAGATTTAGATGAAGTAGCTTGTGGTGATATTATTAATATATATATAAACTTATCGCATCAAGTTTATTTAAATTATGATGATAATGATTATTATAAATTCCAAAAAATTAAAAGAATGTTTGAAGTTAATAGAATATTCCATGGAGAAATAATAGAAAACATTAGAGAAGAATTAATAAGAAATAGATTTGAAGATTTCAGAATTGAATATTTAGATAATAAGATTAGTGAAAATAAGTGGAAATCTAAAATTGCTAGAGATACAATAAATAATGAAAAATATAGATCATTAATTGAAATATTTGAGATGTATGTTACTATTACTTCAGATTTGATTAGACAATTAGCATTTAAGAAATTAACTGTTTCAAAATTACTTGAAAGTTATACTGAATTTTTTAGGTATTTTGAAAAGACTATTGATGAAACCTTAGAAATTTTTGGTGGGAATTTAACTAGCAGACAAGATGGTATAATTGTTCTAGCAAAAAAACTTTAATTTAATATTAAATTATATTTTATCATTTAAGATAATATGGATTATCATTCCAAATATTTAAAGTATAAAAATAAATATTTACTATTAAAAAACAATATAGAAAATTCAAACATATTACAATCAGGAGGGGCGCCAATTGAACAAGAAAAAGAGTCAAAACAATCAGAAACTGGTTCATTTTTTGATAATATATTTTCTCCAAAATCTGAGGAAGAACCAACAGGAATAAAAAAAGAGACCTCTTCTCAACCATATGGAAGAATTACAACGGGTGTGATAAATAAAAGTAGAGCGGGGGTTAAAAGTTGTATAGGTTGCAATAAAGAATATACTGATTTATCAGATTCATCCGGTACATCTAATGGTAATTCGGTTTGCCCGCACTGTGGTGAAGAAGAGTCAGTAACCGCATTAGGTCAACAGTTCCCTCAACCACCCCCTACTGCTAGATTTCATGGTGATTTAGGCCCACCGCCACCAGTCCCAAGAGGTGGATTACAAAGACATATAGGTCATCCAGAACCGACTGATAGATTTCAAGGTGATTTAGGTCCACCTCCACCAGTCCCAAGAGGTGGATTACAAAGACATATAGCTCAACCAGCCTCTACTGATAGATTTCATGGTGATTTAGGCCCACCGCCGCCAGTCCCAAGAGGTGGATTACAAAGACATATAGGTCATCCAGAACCTACTGATAGATTTCAAGGTGATTTAGGCCCACCGCCACCAGTCCCAAGAGGTGGATTACAAAGACATATAGGTCATCCAGAACCTACTGATAGATTTCAAGGTAATTCAGGTCCACCGCCACCAGTCCCAAGAGGTGGATTACAAAGACATATAGGTCATCCAGAACCTACTGATAGATTTCATGGTGATTTAGGCCCACCGCCACCAGTCCCAAGAGGTGGATTACAAAGACATATAGGTCATCCAGAACCGACTGATAGATTTCAAGGTAATTCAGGTCCACCACCGCCAGTCCCAAGAGGTGGATTATAAAGACATATAGGTCAACCATAACCTACTTAATTTCAAAAATAAATTAATTCTAATTTGAAAGGTAATATTTATTTTTGAGATTAATACATAGAAGAACAACTTAAACTTAATTTTTTGCAAAGGAGTATGTATAATCCACCTGATTAGCGACTATTATTTAAGATCTAGTCAAGTTCCGGCATCGAAGATAGTTCTTGATGGAATCGGAACATTAATATACAAGCGACTATCAAACTCCCGATAAATTTACAACATGATTTTTTTTAAAATTATCATATGGTAAGGAATGTACCATTTTTTCCCGTCGTCAAACTTTATTGATGCTCTATTTGAACCTACACCTTTACTTATTTTCCCTAAGAAATTATAACAGACATTTATATATTTACCCTTATGTGTTCCTTCAGTAATTAATATCTCCTAATTCTAAATTTATTTTATTAGTTTTATCTTCCTCTTCCATCTTTATACTATCACCTTGTAATAAAAGATGTTTGTATTCAGTATGTCCAAATAAATTGTAAACCAATTCTTTAAACATTCGTGTATGACTTCCCATGCCTTCACCGTCTTTAGTACAAAATATTGCAATTAACAAGTATGTAATATCATGTTGATATAAATTAATATAACATTCTAATCTATCATAACAATGTAACCCATTTATTTTTAAGGCTTTTGTTTTCTTATCAGAAAATATATTATCTATAATTTTCTTAGATATTAGTATTTCGTAAATACCATAATCAAAATCACCATTTCCATCTAAAAAATATGTATATTTACAAAATCCAGCAGTTTTTGATAATTGATAGACTTGAATTTGTATTTCTAATAAACTTTGATATTTTATAATTAAAATAAATTTTATCTAATATTAAAAAAGTTTCCTTAACGTGTTTATTTGTTAGTTTAAAATCATTAGTTTTGAAAACATTTTTTAATAATTTATCATTAAATATAAAAAATTGAAAAATAAACAATTATAATAGATAAAAGTATTTTATATGACCAAAGGTATATCAATAGTGAAGTCGTGTAAATTAGTACCAAGATTTAAAAAATCAATCATATATATTCTTAAAATGAACACATGTACTAATAAGTTTGTCATTAAAGATGAACAGCTAAAAGAATTTAGCAAACTAGTAGTTAATAGTAGCTACTTTAAAAATTATAGTAATTGGTATAAATTTTTTTCCCAACCGGGTATAAAAAATTTACCAATTTTGTTTTCACCTTTTCAAAGAAATCATCTTACAATTTACGATGACCAATATATGAGATCAAAAACGATCGTAGATTATATGAAAAAACATCCAGAATCTGAATTAATTACCATGGATGGTCATGGTAGATTAATCTATAGTATCATTTCACACTTTCAAAAAGAGAAATCGTTTATCAAATCAAAAAGAAAGATTCATTTGATAGACATCAATGAGACTACAAATAATTTTCATCATCAAATGTTTTCCAAAAAAATTTTTAGGAAATCAATTAATATTCCAGAAACTCAAGATATCCTAGAATTAAACAATTCTTTTTTAAAATATAATAAAATTTCAAACCCCTTTTTATATCTTAACTTTTGTGGGATTGGATGTTGTTCAAATAAATATCAAAAAGGCAATGAAAGAGTTATTAATTTTATAAAAAAATGGTTAGAAGAAAATGATACTATTATGCTGTCATTATCATTAAGACCGTATGGGTTCAACACCCATTACCAAGGTAAAATTACTACTTTTGGCATGCTTCAAAGTTTTAACAAGTTACAACTTATTTCTAGAAGGTCTAACTTTGCAACTTATATGATTAGTAATTAAATAAATATCTTTTTTTAAACTCGCAGTATCAACCTATTATTAAAACACAAGTAGTTAAAGTTATTGGTATCCTAAAAAATTGATTAAAAAATTTAAAATTAGTATATAATTGATTATAGTAATGGATATACACTCTAAATATGATATAAATGATTATCTAAATATTAATTTAGATGATTATAAATCATATCTTTATAGAAAAAAAATAGATTATGAAAATAAAATATCTATGATTAATATAAAATTAAAAGAAGCTAATGTGTTGATTTCAAAAAAATGTATAAAAATAAATGGTTCTCATGAATGGATAACTGAACGAGATCCAGGGGTATACGGAGAAAAATGTACCTTTTGTAAAAAATGTAATGTACATATCTATGATAATGAACATATACTTTGAGGTTATATGTCAAAAGAATATACGTATGTTCCAATTGTATACAAGTAATATTGATTTAAAATTAAATATACATTAGATATTAACATGTTATTAAGAAACAAAATAAGAGTAGCTGTTATCAAAGCCAAATATTGGATTAAAAATGAAAAAAAGAAAGATAAACATAGTAGAATATATAAAACAGCTAAATTTTATTTACGAAGTGCTTTATTTTATATTGATTATGATGAAGCAATACAAAGATTAGATAAAATTATCTTCATTTATGATGACATAGAACAACATTATGGAGAAACTGATGGACATGATATAAAAATAAATAGGTTTTATAATTTAAATAATAAACAACTAAAACTTCTTTTAATTCATGAAGCTTTACATTTTATTATAAAAAAAGATGGAATTCATGGAATTTCAGAAGAAAAAGAACATAAAATAATGGAAGAAATTGATCCAGAACTTATTTAAGGTAACTTTTGATTTATTTCCATTAATACAATGGAATTAATCACCAAAAAACAATTATCAAGTACAGACACACATTTAATTAATAGACCATATCAATTAGATGTATTATTAAGTATTTTTAAACATTCAAAATGTTTTGTGGAACTGGTAAATCTCGTATTATTACCAATATTATATTTTTAATATTAATTACAAGCAAATTCATTACTTTTATTACATCAACTTAAATCTAAAGTATGGA